GCTCTTTCTAAAGAACGAAGTTCGTGGGTAAATCTAAATATATCATCATCCAACATTTTATCTAACAAATCGAAAAATTCTGTTTTCTTTTTGAAGAATAACCCATTAGGGTCAATCTCTCTATAACACAATGAGTCCTGAAATATCATTGGAGTACCATTCATCATACAATCCGTACCACTTACACTCCAACCATAGTTTGTTTGTCTCATCTGTACACCAACTTTACAATTCTGTAATCTTTGGTAGTACTCATGCTTTGGAACTTTTGTATTATCAATCCAAGTCTCAGGTGATTTACCAACCAACTGAGGAATCCATACTACAAAGTCCTCTCTTTGTTTTCTGTATTCTCTCATCAACTTTAGAAAAGCAGGATAACCTTTGTAACCAGCTGCTCTATGATTGAATACAATAACATTTCTTTTTTCATCTGATGGTTTCTCAATTATCTTAGATTTATCCACACCCAAATTCCAAACCTTTAAAATATTATCTAAATCAGAAACAAACTCTTCACTAAAAGTTTCACTAGCTTCTTCTAATACTCTGTTCTTTTGGTCTTGTGTATTAAGATAACAAGTATCCATTTGTGATACTCCTAATAATTCTATAGGTAACCACATCCATTTTGCTTTACCTGCTCTTCTATCAACCCCATTAGCAGATTTCATTTCCCACCAATGACAGTATCCAATTATTTTTGTATTAATTTTATTTCTATATCTACCAACTTGAACCCAATCTGGTAAGTGTGAATAGATAACATCGTAATCAACATCCTTCATTATTTTAATTAAATCAGGTGGGAATGCTCTTTGATTCATCATATCACCTGAAAATGGTAGGATGTGTTGTTTTACATTTTCTAAGTTTAGTTTCCTAACGGGTTTTGGTAAGATTACATTCCAATAGTATTCACCTTCATTATCCAATGCAATAATATGGTTGTATAAAACATCCACAAATGAATCTTTTTCAATACTACCAGCATTCGTGATATTTGGTATCACCAACACTTTTCTAGCATCTTTGTAATCTATTTTAGTTTCCCAAAAACTCATTAAAGTACAACCTTTTCTTTTTTATGAGGCATAACTGTAATTTTATATGTATAACCTTGTGGTACTAACCATTTATTTAATCTCTTTACTAATTTCTTTTTTTCATCTTTCCAATCATCTGCAGCTGAAAATGATGAATGATAAATTATGTAATTTAATTTCTTTCTACCCATCTTATCATCTTGTAGTTTTTCACATACCCTATCCCAACGAAGTGATGATGATGATTGTGATGTTGCTAAAGCTTTAGATGTAGTTAGTATCATTTCTTTTTGTGTTAGAATCTCACTACCAGCTTCTTTATAATCTATAAGAGAAACATTCTCATCAACTTCATATTCGTAAGCTTTCTGCATCTCTTCAGCTATTTTAATTATTTTATTACGTTCTGTTGATGTTTTGTTTTGTTCTTTTAAAAACTCTATATTTTTATCAGAATCAATTTCAATTCTACTTCTTACCCAAGTACCAAAAAGTATTCTAGCTAAAGTTTCTTTACTATTTGGTAGTTTTACTTTTTCTGGGTCTCTATTAAGTAAACTTGCAACTCTTTCAATTTCAGTATGTGATAATTTTTTATGAGCTTCTTTGGGTAATCTCTTAGTATAACCATAAACACACCCTTCTGCTCTCTCTGACTCTAATGTATGAGCTCCATCTATTCTTAAATCAGTTTCAGTATATATTTCTGAATTTAATCTATCTTCAAGTATAATGATTGGGTTTGTATTTATGTGACTACCACCAGCATCTCTTATTTTACCTTTAATTTTTTTTAAATGAGCTGGGTCAAATTCATTATTTCTAACTTGCCAAGTTGGTATCTTAGTTAATTCAGATACATATTCCTCTTCCGTTGGATACTTATCACTCTCAATATCTTTTACCATTTGGTTTACCAAATCCATTCTCAAAGTTTCTTTATGATACATACCTCTCATTTGATTCCAAAAATCAGATTGAGGATTAGCTGCATCGTGCTTATCTATCAAATCTGCTTCAAGATTTTTCATTGTACCATAATTACCATATGCTAAGATTTTGTATTCAATGCGTTTCTCATTACCTTGTAATATTTTAAGACCATCAATATGTGTCATAGAAGTCCAATAAGTTTTATCATCTTTTTTGTGAACTCCAATGTACATCATACCTGATATTAAATCTTTGATTAGATACACATATGCTTCATAAAATGAAGGTTGCTCACCTAATATAACATATTTGATTGATTGTATATTTAAAAAATAAGATTCTTTTAATTTGAATCTGTTTTTTAAAAGTGATTTGTTTTTTACTAATACTTATGCCATTATTACTTTATGATTTTAAATTTTTTACTAATATACGAAAAATATTTGAAACTACCAAATTATTTTGTAATAATATTTCCAAATGTATCTCGTAACCAATCATTAAAGTTTTTTCCGAATGCATCAGTAACTTTATATTTTACTAATACCTTCATAATATCTAACTTATTGACTGGATTTATTTCTTCATCATATCTATCTAATACAGACATTTTGATGTTACCACTAATGTCTGGGTCATCCAGTTGCATTAGTTCTCTGTTCATTAAGATTTGTTCTTTGGATTTTAGTATATCATCATAAATTTTAATCTTTCCTTTCTTTTCTTCAGCTAAGCTGAGTAAATCATCTACCGAAAGTTTTTTATCTTCTGTAATTTCAGGAAATCTTTTAACTAATGTTTTTATACCACATCCATGAACTCCTGGTATATTATCTGATGTATCACCATCCAATACTCTGTATAGGAGTAGATTCTTAGATTCAATACCATATTCTTCCTTTACCAACTCTTTGTTGTAAAGTTTCTTTTTGGTAGGAGACCAAACGATGGTCTTATCATCTACTAATTGTAGGAAATCCTTATCAGTAGACATAACCACCGCTTGTTCGTTCTCTTTCAGTAATTGTGTACTGATGTATGCCATTACATCATCAGCTTCACAACCATCATAAATCATCGTTGTCATAGGTAGATAGTTCATAATGTCAGCCAACCAAACAAATTGTCTTTTCATTGATTCTCTTTCATCTTCTTCGTTCATCAAATCAGCATATTGTCTATTGACTCTTAGCTTATTCTTTGAACGTTGAGATTTGTACCCACTAAAACGTTTCTTTCTCTTCTGAGAACCTCCCTTACCATCAAACACTACAATTACTCTCGTAGGTTGAGTATTTCTAATTGCGTAACCTATTGATTTCAGAACACCAGTTACACCACCGACGTGGTCACCATCATCATTCATTGTAGGAATGGATGACCAACATCTGATAAATGTATTAAGACCATCGATAATTAGAACTCGGTCATTTCGTTTCCTATCGATATTTTGGTCATGTGCTCTCTCAACCGAATTGAGAATATCTTTGTAGAGTTTTTTCATACTAAGTTGTTGTTGTTGTGTAGGTTGGACCTTCGTTCAAAGTATCTTTTCTATTAAAGTACTTTTCTAAAGTTTCTAACCTCTCATCAGCAGATGCTAATAATTTCAATGCTTCCGTTGCGTTATCCCAAAAATCTTTTGTGGAATGGTCTCCTATTCCAGCAGGGAAACTACCAAGTAGTTCTAACGATAATAAAGCTTTGTTCTTATCAGCTAATGCTTCTGATTTTAACATTTCATAAATTTTCTTATCTATTTTCATAATTTTAAATTTAATCATTTTCTCCAGCCAACTCAGTATCCAATTCCATAGCTTCGATATCTAAAGTGTCTGATTTATATTGTAAGATAGTTGATTCACAAATCTTTTTGTAAATCTGTTCTCTTACATCAGTCCTCTCATCCATCAATTCGATAAAATCTTTTGATTGGAATTTGATTTCTTCACCAGTATCAGTATCAATGTATGTGTACCAAGCGCCAGCTTGTTTAACCAGTTTGTTATCTTTCATAACTCGTAACCAAGAACCATAGTTATCAATACCTCTATCGAAGTAGATTTCAAAATCTGCTGCTCTCAATGGAGGTCCCATTCTGTTCTTAATTACTTGACATCTCACTTTCATACCTACAACCTTATCCAATCCATTCACTTTCATTTTGATTTGACCCATACCCTTCAATCTCAATCTTACAGAGGAATGGAAAGCAAGTGCTTTACCACCCGAAGTAGTCCAAGGGTCACCAAACATAGCGTTCATTTTTTGTCTAAGTTGATTTGTAAATACTAATGTGATTTTCTGCCTACCAATCATATTGGTAATCTTTCTCATCGCCTTAGAAATAATAATAGCTTTATCTGTAGCATATCCATCTTTATTGTAATCAGCTGCTAACTCATTCTTAGTTGAAGCTGCTGCTACTGAATCTACTACGATTGTAACTAATTTATCTCTTGAGGTTTGTCTAACCTTTTCAATGATAGTTTCTGTAAAATCAAAGATTTGTTCTACAGAGTCTGCTGATACATAAAGAAGTTTAGAAACATCAACACCGATAGCTTCTAAAAATTCTCTACTTACTGCAGTTTCAGTATCTATTAATACAGCCACACCACCTTGCTTTTGTGTTTCAGCAAGTAAGTGAGCAGATACTAATGATTTACCACTCTGTTCCAAACCAGTGATTTCTGTGATTCTACCAACAGGTAATCCACCATATGGGCGATTAGAAATTGCTACATCCAACATAGCACATCCAGTCGAAATCCAACCCTCAACATTTGTTGGGGCTTCATCCGAATCTAAGAAGAATGCTACTTTCTGGTCTTTTGCCGTTTTATTCAGCTCGCCAGCTAGGATATCTGCTAAGTCTAAATCTTTCTTTGCCATATATGGGGTTTATTAGTTGTTAAACAAATCATCAAATGCCGCTGCAACATCATCTGTTTTCTTAGTTGCTTTTGGCTTATCTTCATCTACATCAAATGGTAAATCATTTA